GCGGTTGAGGCGGTAGCGGCAGTCGAAGCCGTGGAAGCAGTAGCAGCGGTAGAAGCCGTAGCCGAAGTTAGAGATGCTGATGGTAATATTACTACAGAAGCTGTTGAGGCCGTAGCTGCCGTAGAAGCAGTCGAAGCAGTGGCGGCTGTAGAGGCTGTTGAAGCCGTAGAAGCAGTAGCGGCGGTAGAGGCTGTAGCTGAGAGTTGGGCGCATACAGCCACAGATATTAGTGGTGAAGATGCCAAAGTACAGGCCATAGCAAACGCTGCTTGGAGTGATGATGTTAAGGATGCTTACAAGGCTTTTACTGAAGCACGGGATAGTAGATAATTTAGTACAGGGGTTGCGGTAACACCTAATAAAGTGCTATAATGATTGCAATATGACCGTTTATGTTAGAAGGCTAAAAGACAAAGATGTACCTTCTGTTTTAGAAATATCACAATGGCTGCATAAAAACTCTAGATACAAAGTATTTACGTATAAAGAAGAAAAAGTAGAGCGTCTTTTACGTTTAAGTCTAAAAGAACAAAGTTCAGTTTATGTGTCAGTAGCCTTACTAAAAGGCTCTAGTAAAATACTAGGATATTTTCACGGGTACGTAGACTATCACTACTTTAGTGACATGAAATACGCAGGGGATTGGGCAGTGTGTATACTACCAGAGTACCGCAGACATGCTCCTGAGATACTAAAACAAATGGTCTTATCCTTTGAAAAATGGGGAAAAGCTAACGGCGCAGAAGAAGTTTCTATCGGCGCATCAACAGAAGCCTACGGAACTGGCTATAAAAAATTTCTAACAAGGATGGGTTACAGGGACGTAGGTTTCCTCGCCGTGAAAGGATAAAGACATGAGTTTTAATAAAACAACAGAAGTTACCAACACTGGCCTTGGCGATGATCAGTACGCTCAGTTACAGACCAACCAAGGCACACTAGGCACACAGGTTCAAGAAGGTTTTGGTGCTGTAGGTACTGGAATTAGCAATCTATCATCTAATGTGGATACTGGTTTCTCAGGACTTACAAACACAACAAATACTGGATTTGATAATATTAATACAGGCTTAACTGCACTAGGCGATAATATGACTGCGAGTGCAGACGCCGCTGGGGTTAGTAGAGAACAATATTATAATAACCTACTGTCACAAATGAACAGCAACGCAGGGGGTCTTCAATCATCTTTAGACACAGGCTTTGCAGATACTGGTAGTAGATTTGATACTCTGGATAGCAGTGTAGGGGATGTACAGACTTCTGTTGACACGGGATTTCAGAATACTAACGACCAAATGGCCCAAGGTTTTACAGAGGCTGGTAATAGATTTGATACTCTTGATAGTAGTGTGGGAGATGTGCAGTCTGGCGTTGATACAGGATTTAGTGATACTAATACTTCTCTTAATAATTTAGGAAGTGATGTAAATGCAGCACAAACAACTATAACCCAAGGACAGGGTGCGATACAAAATAGTCTTGGTGATCTGTCCACTAATCAGGATACTTATGCTACATCTTCCTTAGAAAATCAGGCTGAGTTACAGTCTGGTCAGGATCAGTTTAGTTCAAACTTTGATGACTTTCTTAACCGTTATGGTGACGATACTACTTTGGCTCAGAAATCCCGTGCAGACCTTGCACTGGCAAATGCATCCGGCAACCAAAAACTACGCGAGGACTTTGCTAACTTTAACACAGGCATAGACCAAGGGTTTGCCAGCATCCAGAGTGGTCAAGACGCTAACCAAAACGAGACTATGAGTGAGCTAAATAATATGAGTGCTGGCGCAAGTGCTGACCAGAACCAGACTATGCAACAGTTTAAAAATCTAGATGCTGGTCAAGTTATACAACTCAGAGACATAGCTAGTGTAGCAGCAAACCAAGAAGGTCTAGACGATGAGATGCGTAATGACTTTAACCAACTGGGTAAGGCATATGACGATAATGGAAACCTTATACAAAATAGTATAGACCAACAAGGGAACACTATTACCCGTGCATTAGATAACCAAGGCAACATGTTACTTAACTCTTTTGATGTCACGGGACAAAAACTTGGATCAAAAGTAATTGATGTAGGCACTAGAGTAAATCAACTATCACAGTTTTCACAATCCGCTATGGGTAATTTAACCCCTGCGAGTTCACAGAATACTGCGATGTCAGGTAGCTCTCCCTACGCTATAACAGGATAAAATAATGCACCCAAATAAAGTATCTGATGACTGCGTAGAACTGGTTAAGAAGTTTGAAGGTCTACATAAACTAAAAGACGATGGATTAGTCCATGCGTATAGATGCCCCGCTGGAAAGTGGACTCTAGGCTACGGCGCGACTAAAGGCATCCGATCTGGTATGACTTGTACTACCCAAGAGGCAGAACAGCGTCTAACCCACGACTTAGATGAACATGGTAAAATTGTTAAGAAGTATGTTAATGTGCCTCTGACCCAAGGTCAGTATGACGCCCTAACTAGCTTTGTATTCAACTTAGGCGGTGGGGCGTTTAAGTCCTCTACTTTGCTAAAAAAATTAAACTCTGGAAATTATGATGATTGCCCAGAGCAAATAATGCGGTGGAACAAGGCTAGAGTAGACGGGAAATTAACACCCCTACGTGGATTAACTAGACGCCGTACAGCCGAAGCCGCTATCTTTAGCCGTGATGCTCAACTACCTTCAGATGAAGGTGGGCCAGATATGCCACAAAAGCCTACAGCAGAAGCCCCTAAAAGCCTTATGAAGAGTAAGACTATGGCTGGTGCTGGTATTGCTGGTGCAGCTACAGGATTAAATGAAGTAGCTGGTCAACTACAAGGGCTGGTTGCTTATGCAGACAGTTTAAAAACTATATTCCTACTGTGTGCTATCGGCGGTATTGCTTTAGCAGCGTATGCACGTTGGAAAGATAATAAAGAAGGCGTCCACTAGTGTTTAGTATCTTTGGGAAGATTAAGAGCTACATCATAATGGCCTTGGCTATGGCTCTACCTATTATTTACGTAATGGGAAAGGTTAAAGGAGCCGCCAAGGAAAAGAATAAAGTTCTTAAAGATGATTTACAGGCTCAAGAAAAATCTACCGACTTTTATAAGGCTATGGCAGAACATGAAGAAGATAATATTAATGATAGCAGCAGTCTCGCTGACAGGCTGCGCGGGAACGGTTTATAGAACCAATCTTGAAGTGTACTGTCCCCCTTTAGTTCAGTATTCCTCAGAGTGGAACCAATCTTTAGCAGATGAAATAGACGCCTTGGATGACACATCTGTAATTCCTATGGCTATAGCTGATTATGCTAAGTTGCGGGACCGTATACGGGCCTGTGAAGAAGAGAAGGGTAAATTATAATGGCAGGAATATGGTCAAGCACATTCGGCGGCGGCAACAGCTTTAGTGAAAGTGTTGCTAATGTATTTACTCCAGATGACGGTCAAGAATATCAAGGCGGTAGTTTGGTAGATACTAACAAAAATAGTTCTACTTATAATACAGTAATTTCAGGGGGAACTGCCGATAGTGTGGGTACTTCCCAGAATAATGCCAGTGTTGGGTCAACCTCTACGGGCCACGGAAAGACTATTATAGATAGTATGATGGGGGTTGGCTCCGGCGATAGCGGGAATAAAGTTAAAGGACAGTACAAACCCTCAAGTACAACATCTAATGTTGTAGCTGGTGTTCTAACAGGTGGCATGAGCGCACTACCTAAAATATTTGGTGGTTTTGCAAGTTGGGCCAATGGCCTTGATCCAAAAGCAGACGCAACTAGACAAGGTTCTGGTGTAGTTGATGGAAGACAGGTTTATACGAGTGAAAGCGGTATGTCCTACTCCTACAACTTTCTAAATATGCCCTACGAAGTAAAGGTTATGGATGGAAAGGTTGTCGATGCCTTGGCTATAGACGCCAGTGGCAAGGCTCCGGGGACAGAAGGATATAACCCCAACACCACAAAGTATGCAGAAAATAGAATTGCCGCCCAGAATAATAATGATGGTGATGGGCTACAGCAAATACAGCAGTATGAAGACGCCAACTCAGGCGAGGGCGAGGGAGAGGAAAGCGGCGGCACAAGTAACCAGACTTACGCTGAACGCATTCTGGAGATGGCTAAAGAGGCTGGGTTTACTGATATAAAGGGAACTCAAAAAGAAATAATAGCAGATGCAGCCAAGTACCTGAAGGATAGGGGCTTAAATGTAGAGGATAACGTACCAGAACTAGATGCTGCTACAGAAGGTACAATTATAGGGGATGCACAAGACCTTGAAGATATCAACATGGGGGAAGTTAATACCGTCACAGACGGGGCCACAGTTGATTCCGTAGATACAGCCGAAACGACTACCTATGATGTAACTGAAAATGTTATAACAGATGATATGTTGGCAGAGGGAGTTACGGGGGAAATAGACTCTGACAATCTTGTAGATGCAAGTGATATTGAAATAGACATAGCAGCCGAAGCCGCTGGTGATGGGGTCATGGGTAACACCCTAGATCAATTTGCCTCACAGAATATCTCTACTATTATTGATACTTCTACGGCTGACGGTAAGATGCTGGCACAGGCATTAGGAGAAGGTAATTACACTGACCATAAAGCTACTATTATGGGTCAGATAGAAATAATCTCTAAAGAGTTTAAGGATTCAAACGGCAATCCCCGCATACCCTCTTGGGCGCAGTCTTCCCTGCGAAACATACAACAAACTGTAGCCTTTGGTGGTATGTCAGGAACTGCGGCTACGGCTGCATATGCCAATGCTATTATGGAAGCAACTCTGGGGATTGCAGACAAGGAAGCTAAATTCTTCCAAACAGTTACCATTGAGAACCTAGATCATCGTCAGGAAGCGGTTATTAATAAAGCCAAGATACTTGCCCAATTTGAGCTAGGTAATCTTGATGCGCGGGAAGCTGCTGCTGTTCAAAACGCCAAGGCATTTCTTGAAATGGATTTGACCAATTTAAGTAACGCACAACAGGCTATGGTCATTAATAAACAGGCTATGGTAGATGCTTTATTTAGAAACACAGAGGCCATCAACGCACAGGCATTATTTACAGCCGAAGAGCGTAATGATATGGCTAAATTTTATGATGAATTAAACGCCACAATCCAGCGGCATAATATTACTGAAATGAATGCCCTAAAGAAATTTAATGTCGGTGAAATTAACGACAATTCAGAGTTTCTAGCCGACATAAAAAATGACCGTCAGCAATTTGTTTCACGAATGCAGTATAATATTGATGTTAAAAATGCAGAGTGGAGACAGGAAGTTGCTAATACGAATAACCAAAATCAGTTTGATGCTGCCAGTACGGATATTAAAAATGCCCTTGATCTAACACAAGAAGCGCAGAACGCTCTATGGGATGATGCAGACAATATTCTAGATTACATTTGGAAATCTGCCGATAATGACCAACAAAGAGAATTGCTGCTATTAACAGCCCAGCTAAAGGCGCAGTCTGGTCAGCAAGACAGCGGAAATGACTTTTTGAAAATGGTAATGCAAATTGGCGGGTCAGTACTAGGTGCGTCCGACACCCCTTGGTGGCTGGCTTAGGCACGACTACATAAAAGAAAGAGTTAAAAATGCAATTTCAAGACGCAGTTAGAATGTCGATAGAGAAATTTATTGAGGGTAAGATGCCGGAGAAGTTAACTGAGCTATCTCCTGAAAGGGAGTTATACTACACCCCAGACTACTTTGATCAGCTTGAAGAAGAGCTATTGGGAGAGCCTGTCGAAAAAGCAGAGGGAGAAAAAGATGCAGTTTGATTCCCCAATCCCCGGTGCTAACTTGGTGGCAGACACTAGAAACTACGCATGGCATAGACCCCCAGACATTGTAGAATATGATAAGGCAGTAGACTACCTTATTTCAAGGATTGATGATCCCCACCAAACACAGATGGTCCTTGCTATGTTAGACATAGAAGCCCAGATATCTACTATTGTTTCTACCATCCTATTGCAGACTGTTGCTAAAGGTAAAATGGCTATTGATTTAGCCCTATTAGCGGCGGGTCCATTGGCGAGATACATAGAGATTATAGCCAAGGACGTAGGTAAGCCGTATAGCATGGGTGTGCGGGATAAATCTGCAATTATTATTACTCCTACACTGCTTAAACAGGCGCTAGGAATCGTGGAACAAGAAGAAGATATGATAGAAGACATGGAGCAGGAAGAAGCCCCCTTAGAGGCCACCACAGGCGGTCTGATGGGTATGCCAGATGAAATGGTTGCCCCCGAAGATGAGCAAATGGAAATGCTGGGTGGAATGGACGATACCGAAAGCGATCCTATGGTAGAAGAGGAGCCTGAAGATGAGCTTTAATAGTGCAAAAGCTACTGTAGAGGCAGGGATAAAGGCTGGGGCTTATAAACAGGCAGCGGATGATCCCTACGGATTTATGGCCTTTGCTGACCAAGTTTCCTATGGGGTTAGGGCTAACGCTGAACAGCAGAGAAAAGAAGACTATCTTAAAAAGAAAGAAGAAGCCGAAGAGCGTAAGGCTCTTGCTAAAGCACAGGCTGCTAAAGAAGATGCCGACAAGAAAATACTTGGTTATGTTAATGCTG